ATATTCCACGATTTCAGCAACGTGAGGTAATTCATGCAGGTTCCAAGCAGGATGGGCCGATGCAACGGCATTCCTCTCGGCTTCCCGCCACTTGGCGTAGGCTTCCTCGCCTTGAATTACCAGAACTGTGGTACCATTCTCCACGGAGGATTCTACTCGGTTCAGAAAGGAAGTAGGCCCAATCCCTGATAGTAAGATAGCTAACAGTGGAGTAAGCTTTATCACCCAAAATTTTAAATCGAGTGATCCTTTCGGGAATGATTCGCTCGTGTGGTTCTCGTTTGGGGAGTAAACATACGGCCTAGTTGCGACGTGATCAACAAAGATGTCGCTCATTTTTGCTAGGTACTTGATGCATTTCTTCCAAACGGCTTCTCGAAAGCAAGAATCGTTTTTGCTCTTGTCGGTCCCAAACACAAATGCTCCCTTAGGCACTGCGCGCAAGAACTCGGCAAAGCGGATTCTTTTCGTCTCTTCTGTCAATCCCTTTAAATTTGTATGGTTGTAGCGGATTGCATGCAAGGCTTCGAGAGCCTTGATCATGGGAGAAGTTCGAGCTTGATGTAGTCCTTCGTTCCCCGCAACTCCTGGCGATATAACAGCGCGCGAACGTGAGCTGTCCTCGCCCTTTTTGCATTGGGCGGTAGCTCGTAGTTGTTGCATGTGTCCTTTCGTGGCCTTCGTGTTAGCCAACAATTCACACATTGCATTATCGCAGGAGAAGAATGATTCATCTTGAATCTGTTCAGCCACCCATTGCTCATACCCTTCGGTTGTGTATGAGTTGGGCTTGCCATCGTTCATAAAGTCAAAATCAAAGCGCTGCCCCATGTCAGTGAGCATCTTCTCAAAATCACGACAATGATCATCAATGAGGTCTTCCCACACGCGCTCGTGTTCCGGAGAGAGTTTTGACTTCTCGCTGCGATCTATGTTAATCGCATATTCGAATGGCGTGCCCTTGGCAACGACGGTTGTGCTGTCACCAAGGTGGCGGTAAACCGCGAAAACGAAGTTAAGCGGATTCTTATGGTCATTGGGAGATGGTTTTCCCATCAGGTCAACGCCAATTTGAACCGCGCCCACTACATTCTTCTTTTCCACAAGTTCGTAGTCCCCAAGCTGAGGGGTTTCGTACATTACCAGAGTTTCACTTAGGCTCCCAGTGACTTCAGGCGCAGGCACCGAATAGACGATGCCCTCAACAGGGTGCCCGGCCTCTTTCTTAGCGTCCTGTAACTCCTCCGCTGCTTGTTCAAGGTTACTGCTGGCGAAGAAATCCTTGAAGATGGGCTGCTCCCCTGAGTAGGCGAAGATATCGCAATGGTTCTTCCCCGTCTGCCCCAGGTCGAGTATAAGTGCCATGCATACAAGGTGAGTGATAGTCTCAAGGTAATTGAAAGTTGCCTGGTCAACTTTACCGCTCACGATGCGTTTCAACTTGCGCTGGGCTTTCTGCAGGTTGAGATTCTTGGCAAGCTTCTCGTCAGCCACCAAGGAATCGGCAGTTTCCATGCAGGTAGTCAGCAGTGCTGTTGGAAAGATTACATCGAGTACGTAAAGGTCTCTTGCCCCACTCGGGTTGGCAACTCGCATTAACGCGTCAAGATAGCCTTGTGCTTTCCCAAAGTCAACCCATTTGCAAAAGTTGCATGGAGTCTTCGCCCTATCATCATCATACTTGACAGCGCCCCTCATTTTGTCAATCTTCTCGCGTGCCTGAAGTGCGTTACCGAGGATTCCCAACGAGGATGCTGGAAACCTGGGTGTCTCACCCCCTGGGTCGATGTCGCCATCGGAATCATCGCTGGTGCATTCTCCATCCACCCAGCGGTCAAAAGCTTCTTGCGACAAGGCCTCAGATCCAGATGGGTCGCGAAGATCTGTGTCAAAGTTAGGGTCATGGCAGCGCGTCCTGTGGAGTTTCCCATGGTTCCCTGGGGGATCCCTTGGGCTCAGAGCCCCAGAAGCGCTTAACATCCCTTCACTCTCATAATAAGTGGGCCGTTCGGGTCTTGACTTTGGTTTCTTACTCCGTTTGTACTTGCTTAGTGGACCAGTTGTTGAAGCATCCGCCGTATTTTCTGCCAAGCCAGGTGAGCTTGTGTGCTTGTCAACCATCAGTGCGATGTGCTCAAATCCTCCGATTTTAGCTTTAGCAGGCACTGGGAACGTCAGGCGCAAATGGACAGCCCCTTCCTCCTCAAAGGTTGGGTGTTTCCTGTTCAATGCATCCGAGGTT